AAAAAAGTGGGATCAACTAGGGTGTCTGTGTACGGCTGGCCCGTACTGGACTCTTCGGCAAATGAGGGAAGGTGACCGGATCTTGGGACAGGGGTATTGAGAAATACCTAATAATGATAATTAGGCATTCTGCCCGTTGCCTATAGGCACCTTGAGGTTCAGTGAACCTGACGAGCTAGACCCTGCACGCAGATAGTCAGAGCTTCCGAAAAGATCGGAAGGGGTGAATGTATTCGCCTAACATAATCGGATTATTTATGTTCGAGTGAAGTGCCGGTAACATTGGGGTAGGACGGCCCCACCCGGCTGGTCAAGGCTCCCACTGCGCACCCTGCGCAGTAGGTCAATCCTCTCGCTTCGATTCCGAAGCTCAGCCAAAAGTGAAACCATCCCAATATGGTGATGTACAGCAGACGCCCGAGACCGCGTAGACTACACAATGAAAAGTTGTGCAGATACAAGTGGCCTCAACTTCCAGGGTATAGTTGCCTGGCCTGCCACCCCTTTCGAGGGGCAAGGGGGTCGATGTTTCCATCTGACTCCTAAGTGAGACGTCCAGCCTGTATTTCGACATATTAAAAATATGCAACTCCGGTTTCTGTCGCCGTTCCAGCGCGCCAACTCTTGGTTGGCTGCAGCTTTCCCGACCACATCATCTTTTGTTACATACCGTGCCTTTTCTACGACTCAGGTCTCCTTCTTGCCTCTGCCCAACCATCGCCTCTTCTCAGAGGTCGATTGGGACAAAGTAGATGGTGGGTTATATGCAGTGGTCGACCCAATCTCTCCTGGTCGTATCTTATACCTTTCGGAACAAGATTATGTCATAATGATCAGAGTGTCTATGACTAACAACCGGACCTTAAAGGTCCTAGCCGCCCCGGGCGATACACCGGGCTCTGATAACAACTCTTCTTCTAATGATACCACTAATCCAAAAACACCCCCCTTAACGCCTCATCCCTTCATATCGGAGATATACAAGGTAGGAAAGTCTAAGACTTTCCTTGGACGCCTCGGTCGTCTTTTCAAATCGCCGTTTTTAAACTGGCGATCGATGACCAATGGGGAAGTGGACTCGATGGTCGAAGTCACGAACGGAAACGTTCGGACCTTGATCAACCGATGGCATGACATGATGTCATGGTGGTCAAGAGGGAAGAAAGACACCACTGTTGCTGCGGCAGAACGCTCAGCGTTTAGTCTGACAGTCTCCTCTCTCCTTAAGCGGAATGGAATCCGCTTTACCATAAACTATCTTAAGCTCTCCCTCTTTGTGGTGAACAGTTATCTTTCAGGACGAAAGATGACTCCCAAGGACCTCTGTCCTGCCCACAAGGTGCGCGTGAGAATCGTAAATGGTCTACCAGCAATTCTGCCTACCTATGTAAGGAATGGATTCCGAACACAGAATTTGCACACTATACATATATGGTGTAGTGTCCTCAACATGTACAAAGGCTTCAAGGGCGTCTGGGATATGGGTAACCATGTCTTGGATACTATTCGTCAAGCTCACCCTCAGTTACTGTATAATCAATATTATCAGTATTTGGGTGGTTTTACGAAGCTCTTCTGGTCGATGATACGTACGTTGGGGGGGTGCCTAACTCCGGAACTAAAGGTGAAACGTATGTTCTGCTCTAGTAAGGCAGGGCCGAACCATCCTAATGTGACGTTGGGGGCTCCTCGGGATGCTAGCATTTGGCTAGACCCTCCGGCTCACTGTGGGGTTAGGGGGAACCTCATAAAGGAATGGTTACTAGAGATCGGCGATAAGCCGACTTATGAGCTCTTTCGGCGTGCGGGTAGAACATATCGGTTAACAACCGATTTGTTACGTACGGTAGCGAAGGATACCTGGGATAACGCCTCGAGCATAACCAAAGGTGGTAGATGCCCCAGCACGGTTTTCAATCGTGCTGCTGCACTCATCGGAGGTTATGACCGGAACCCTTCCGGCCGTAATTTCGACGAGGGAGTTTCTTTTGTACCTTTACTTGGGCGCTTGCACGCTATCTACGAGCCCGCCGGGAAAATACGGATTGTCGCGATAGTCGATTATTGGACGCACTGCGTCCTAAAACCAATCCACGATTGGCTGTTTGGTCTGCTTCGGCTTATACCGACAGATGCGACCTTCAATCAAGAAGGCCGCCTAAGAGCATTTGTTGCCTTAGGACAGACAACCGTGTGGAGTATCGATCTATCTTCTGCGACAGATTTAATCCCGTTAGCTCTCTACAGAATACTATTCACACCCATTCTCGGATCCAAGCGGGCGGATTTATGGCTTGAACTGCTAGTAGGAAGGAACTTCTGTGTTCCAAAGGAATTAAGGGTTGAGGAGCGAACGATCACGTTCCCTACGGACTATGTTCGCTATGGGACTGGTCAGCCTATGGGGGCGCTGTCATCCTGGTCAGCAATGGCCCTATGCCACCACTTCATCGTACAGGCTTGCGCCTGGTACGAGCAAGAAGGGTTTGTTAACCCTGCTCGTGCTGCTGCTGCTCTTGGGGATCCCGTGTACCTGAGAGACGCACTTAAACGGTGTACGTGGTATATGTTATACTTAATTCTAGGCGATGATCTCATCATTGCGTCCAAATCAGTCGCGATGCGCTATATAGCACTCGCTGAAAGCCTGGGCATCAAAGTTTCACTAGCCAAAAGCTATGTGAGTGAGGAAGGGTTCCTCAACTTTGCGAACCAGTCGTACATGGCACAGACGAATGTATCACCTCTAAGTTTTAAGGAATTTATTGGTGTCGACTCTCTTGCTAAGAGATCAGAAATGGTCTTGAGAGCAGTGCGTCGAGGCTGGGCCGATGTAACCCTAACTAGTTGGATTGCTCCACTAGTGAAGATGCATGTAAATCCCCGTATGTGGCAGGAAATCCAAATGGATTTATCCCGAGGAGTTACCCATCCAGTAGTATCCTGGATACTATCGGTACTCTTGGTTCCAGGCTCTGCGAAATTCGCAGAATCTGTTCTTCCAAGAGCGTCCATAAAAAGCTACTTATCAACTACGTTGAGAAAAGCAGTTATTTGGACTAAACCGTTAGAATCCATTGATTCATTTATCAATGAATGGACTCACTGGACCGAGATAGTAGTAATTCTATCTCGAGCTGTCAATTCCGTGTATAAGGAGTTCCTAGACACACGGAAACAGCTTGGAAACTTTGATCAGTGGGCTGGTCTCACCCTTTCCGTCGAAGGGACAGAGCTGCTTCCAAGAATCATTCGCGACCAGGCGCAAGCCCGGCTCGCAGAATGGGAGCTTGAGTTTAGAACGGACCTGAAGACTCTTCAGGTTCTGCTACAACTGACAGCAATCCAGCCGCACATGATCGAGATGGGCTCAGGGAAGACCCTGGACGAACTAGTACAAATACTAGCTAGGGCTTCAGAGGCATTACCGAGGTTACCTGACTTTTCATCCCTTGACTTTGACGCTCTTACGAGAGAGACCGCCCCAGATGCATACCGTGGTGAGCTTTCAGCTTTCCGCCGTCTACTAACCGTAGTAGGTGCATCTGATGACTTGTCACTTCCAGCAACTCCTGGTTCTTTTAAACCATCTTCACGGGGTGCGCCTAAAGCGCAGCGAGGCGGAGCCTCCCCTTCCCGATCCAAAAAAGATTCCCCCTCCTGACAGGGAGACGATCCTGTTTGAGTTTTACTGTCTTTCAAAGAAAAAGGCAAACGGCCAGCGTTTGGAAACAGCTAGCGGAACTAACTGCTAGAAAAGTCGG